GCACTTCCATCAGCCGGAAAAGTCCATTGAAATGCGCGACCAGCTACATCTGTGATGATAAATGTCTGAGCCGCTACCGCACCGGTCCAAGTACCACCTTTAAACTTTACATTTGCTGTTCCAAAAGGAGTGGTGCCAGCACCAGTAATCTTCCAGATACGGCCTGAGTAATCATTTGCCATCTGCTACTCCTTTCTAGTTCCAGTTAAAGTGGCACTTGATTACCACACCATAAAATGAAACTGTACCACCAGCTCCCGCAGTAAGGTTAACGTTTAAGACAAGCTCTGAATCCGCGGAAATGATCATAGCAGGAGAGGCGATCGGCACATTGATAACTTTCACCTGACCTGCCGTGTTTGTGGTAGTTGTAAGTCCATTTGCACCAAGAGCAATCAAATTCGATACTACTGGCGCAGCGGCATTGGAGAAGACTGTCTTAGTTAGCCCAATCGTTGCTACTGTGGCAGCCGCAGCATAGACTCCATAAATTACATCGATACTATCAATCTGTGTTCCCTTGGGTACTGGCCCACTCTGCGGTCCGATGAGGGTCGCCATAGCAGAAGCCAACGTAGGTGGAAATCCTGTAATACCTTCTGGACCGCTTGTACCTGCTACTGTCGAAGGCCCAGGAACCGAAGCAGCAGTTCCATACTGCTCCTGATCATATGCAGTTGTAGCATAAACTCCTGTGCGAATAAAAGCTTCCAGATTCGCAAAGAAAGTTCCAGCTTGAGTAGCTGCAAGGTTAAGTGAGAAGAGTCCCGCTCCTGCCGATCCTCTAGCAGCCAGGCTGGCAGTATCAAAGAACTCCGATGCACCGATAAAAAACTGACCGTCAGGAACCGAAACATCCTGAGTCCAGCGTCCGTCTGTCTGACTCATTTGAAACTCCTTCAGCGCCTTGGCGCTTTTAGACTAGAAAATCTTCCACTTCTTCTGCAAAATCTGGTTGTCGTACCTTCTCTACCGGAACAAGCTCTTCTTTACCGTCTGTGAGAACCTGTGCAATTCGCACATCTCGCTCACCTAGAAGTCCTGGTCCACGACGAGAGTTTGAATCTTGACAATGAATGCAAAGCAGCAATCCCCGTTCCCATTTCATCTGTGCAATTTTTGTTTTCCTGTCACATCTTGCACAGTAGCGCCAAGGGCCTCGCCAGAGAGTGTGTTTCAAACCGGATTCAGCAAAGAAACTCATTTTAAACTCCTTTTAGTAGACGGAGAGCGGGGAGCAGGATCCGCTCTCCCCATCTACCTTGCAACGATGGATTGTTGCAAACTTGAGGCTACGGTCCCTGAGTACCCCACACTCCCTGCCAACGAGGGCACCATGCAGCAACACGCATACGAGTTTTCTGCTTGATCGCATCCGTATCGAAGTCGTCGTCAAAGTCCGTGGAGGGTGCTTCGCGGTTGATAACCTCCAAAGCATGGTCCTGCTTCTCTGCAACCAAGAACCAAGCGCTAGGATTATTGAGCCAAGGAACTTCGATGTTCTTGTAATCCTCGGGCAGCAGAGAGTTGATGGTGTTGTCTGCTGTGTAAGGTTTACCCGAAGAACCAAGAATCTCACGAACAAGGAACCGAAGCTCAGGAGGCGTGATCAGATTGACCCAGCGAAGTCGAATCGGAAAGCCCATGTTATCAATCATCCGAGAAGCATGATTGGTAGCAAGCTGTAATCCAGCAACGCTGAAGTCCACGTCCACCGGGGGCCGATTAGGATATGTGCCAGGCGCACTAATAACACCCGCCGCTCCAGGAGCAATCTGGGTAGCATAAGCACCACCGAGAAGAGCATGCTGATTGTAGAACAGCGGATTGCCGTCGAATGTGGTGACGGCACTGGTAAAGCCCTGGTTGAATACATTCCACGCAATCATCTCTTTGGTAAAGGCAGCAGAACGAGCAAGCATAGTCGGTCCCTTTTTACCTACCAACCCATACTTATCATCGTCATACAATTCCTTCGAGGTACGAATACCCAAAGAGTATGTCAGAGGTTCAACACGCTTAGAAGCACCCTGCTTCATTTCTGTGTAAGCAGTTGAGGCGTTTTCGGGCTTTTCCTGTAGAATAGAAACGCCCGCCATTTCCAGCTCTTGTTCGTACTCAGAATCCGAATCAACTTCGTGAAACACCTTCGGATAATCTGAAGCTTTGAGCTGGCTATCGAGGCTATCGAAGTAGATTTTACGAAGCCCCGGCTGCATAAGTTGTGGAAATTTCGCTCGTACTTGAGGCATAGAAAATCTCCTTCGATTAAGCTACCTGAATGGCAGCGGTGAGAAAAACAAAGTTAACTGGTGCGTTGACATAGGAACCAAGAGGAAGAGCAATAATCTGTACAACTGCGGAGCCACCGGTCTTGGACTTGTCCACGTACCAGTAACCGTTAGCATCCTTGGTAAGACCGTAGGTAAGACCAATAGATGCCTGCACAGGAGTGTAATCAGCAGAAACACTACCAGTCGCATTATCAAACAGCGCCTGGAAAATGTTATCCTGGTTCGGTTCCATATACAACGTGCGTCCATCAGAAACCGGTGTGCCAATAGCAATGTTTACACCGAGAGGCTGATTGACTACAGAACCGTAGGTTTGGATAGCAATAGTGCCAGTAACTCCACCAAACGGCGGCACCGGAGCACCAGTTCCAACAGCTGCTAGGTTAAGGCCGAAAGATTCTGCTACTCCTAGAATCCCAGCCGATACAGTTGTGCCATCCCACTGTTGAACATAGCCGGAGCCGTTCAGTTGCACTGGGACGCCAGTAAGAAAAGTTTGCCCGGCCGCTTCAGGTTGAGAGCTAGTATAAGGTGTAGTGTTCGCCTTATTCTGTACCTGGAGAATCGGCAGATGCGTGGTAAGATTTGCTGGCATGTGCTTTACCTCATCTGAAAATGTTTAGGCGGCTCCTGCTACCGCGGTTGATGTTAAGCTTCCGGCTCGTAGAAGGTAGAGAATCTATCTAGCATCGGAGCCTCTCCAAGTTCAAAAGTGCCGACGATTTTAGAAGTCGGAGGTCTGTGGTTGTTACCGAGTTGACGTTTTGAAAGTTCAAGTCCCCTACGACGCTTGCCATAGAGAATTCGTTTATGAACACGCATACAGACCACATCCTGATAAGTGTAGCGTTCTTCAGAATCGAAGAGCAACGGCACCTTAAACGTAGGCTCTACATGCTCAGGCTTGAGAAACTCATAACCCTCTGCAAGAAGCTGACCAAGCCTACGCTGATCTGTAGAAGCCCAAACAATCTCATATTCGGTATCTTTGAGTTTCATGTTCATATAATCTGGAATCTCATGATCGATCACAGGAATATTGATGCGTGTATCGTACGCATCCTGCTCCTTGAGATTCTTCCAGTCCGGCTCCTTCGGAGCAGCAGCTTCTGCACGTTCTTTTTTGATGTTTGAAAGAACCTTCTTGATCTGCTCCTCAAGCTCTGTATTGTTAAGCTTTGGATCTGCAATAGCTTGTGCAACCTGTGCAGCCTGAGCGGTTTCTGTTTTATGCTCTATCGTAGGCATTAGTATCCCACCCCTTCTTTATCAAGCATCTCTGCATAATCCTCAGCAGTAAAACCAAGAAGCTTGGCCGCTTTACGAACTTCGTCTGTGGGGGTTTTGCGTTCGTGAGTACCAGAGCCAGTGTCTCCAGCAGAGCCGCCGCTTGTACCACGAGAACCGTTGTCAGAAGAGGCGAAGCGACTCTTGATCTTGCCTTCGAGAAGTTCATCGGTATGGTTACCCAGAACTGTCTTATAGCAATTTTCAACCACAGAGGCATCATTCTTGGCTTGAATGCTCTGTGCGGCAATAAGAGCATCTACCTCGCGCTTGATGTCACCGTGGTAGTATTTGAATTTCTGCTCATCCTCAAAGACCTCACGCTTAACGCGATCAGCGCGAAGAAGTAGAACCTCGTTTGTCACAGGTTGATTTGCCAAAGCAAGAGCTTGCTTGGTCTTGCCTTCGAGCATCAGAGCTTCGATCTGCTCTTCCAATGTACCTTCTGCTTCTTGACGAGAAGAAACAGCGGCTCGTGCAGCAGCGGCGTCGTCCTTTTTCTTTTGCTCTGCTGAAGCGGTCACTTGAATGTTTTTAAGCTCTTCAAGCATTTCCCGAATCTTTGGAAGCTCTGCGGAGGCCGCAGCACCATCGTCGATCTTTTTCTGAAGATCGTCAGGAAGCGTAAACCCCTCCTGTCCATCTTCAGCTACCTTTTTCTGCCAGTTAAGAAATGTCATTAGAGATTACTCCCTTCCTGTGAAGATTTGAAAGTGGTTACTTTCCTACTCTGAGCTTCGATGTTCTCTTCAATTTCTTCAACGACTTCTGGAAGTTGAAGAAGCATATTTGCAAGGTTAAGCTGTGTTTTTAGAATCGCTATGTGAGTCTTGACCTCTTCTGCTGACTTCTGTAGATTGAGTATCCTCACACCATCAATAGCCTCTTGCTTGAGGCTATTGAGCAGTCCCAGCACCGGCTGGAACTCCTCCCTGCCCCACAATTCCTTGAGGAACTGTCGATACGGGATTAGGTCTCCCACTTTGTTGATTTCCATTTCCTGCTCCTGCTCCCGCAGCTTGCGCTGCTTGTTGCATTGCGGCTTCGATAATGTTTGAGACATTCGGTAGAAGCGTCTCAGTATTATCTTTGTTAAAATCACGCAACAGAGTCTGACCCATCACTCGTGTCGCAAGAAGCATTTCAAGATAGTACTGCTTGAGATCTTGTGGAATTTGTGGCTGAGCGATTGCTTGAATAACCTGGGCCTGGGAGTTGTATAGCCGCTCCATGCGATCGCTCAACAGAATATCATTCTGGCGTTCAAGCTCCTTGTTCATAGAAGCTGAGGCTGGCCGAAGTCTCAGGCCAAGCACGCCAGCTTTATACTGATCGAGAGCTTTTTTGAGCCTCTCTGCCTGTGTACCATACTTTTCAAGTCTCGAGCCGATACCATAGTTTGAGTACATTGTCAGAAACTTTAATCCAAGTTTTACATGTGCTGAGCGCATATCACCAGTGCGCAAGTTGTTTCGGTTATTCTGCTGCATCATAACCATGGAAGTGCCGGCAGCACTGTAGATGCCACGCTTTTGATTTACAATTCCACCGCCAGTTCCACCAGTCGCCGGATCTACTCCAGTACGTTCCTTTGCAATAGCCATGTGAAACTGATCTGGCCCATCGCTATATCCAAGGTCCGCTGCTGATTTAATATGCTCAAGCTCTCCTTCTTTCGCTGGAAGTACAACACCAGGAAAAATATCAAGCATCGAGGTAAGCTTGGATTCCGGATCTGCTCTCCAGACACCAAGCATAGCCATGTTACGATTATTTGTGCGCCAGTTGTTATTGTTAGAAAGCTCCGTCTGGATCATATGAATCATCTCAGCAAAGCCGGTGCCGAGATAGGATTCATCGTCATATGCAAGTTTCATGTCCTGGTATGGAAGCATGTTCTTTGGATAGTTGTTAAAGGCTATCCAAAGAATCTTCCGGCTCTTCTTGTGATACTTTGCTTGGAAAGAGTAGGTCTTTCTTTGAACATCAAACTTAAAGAACAACGTGTAAATGTACCATCGCGCCGCTCCGGCATCTACGCCAGTGGATTCAATCCCAAACTGCTCGTTAACTTCACGCTCCATTTCAGTTTCTTGAACTGCATCTGGAGATGCGAGAAGCTTGTCAATGTCTGACTGCTTGTAATATGGACTTTTAGACTTCAAATCCTGTAAAGCCCACATATCCAGAGAGTCGATATGGCCCATCAACTTCATGTTCTCAAGCTTTGGAACAGATGGATCAAAGATAAACCTGTTGAGCGGCAGCAGCTCTGGATGAGGACCATCTCGCTTTACAAAAACCCTGGACTCAGATCTAACCGGATTACCATCCTCTAAACCACCATCAAGATATACTCGTTCGACCTCACTCTCGTATTCATATGGTGTATAGATAATCCCTGTGCCATATTTGATAGCGCTGTGAAAAGCACTTTGCTCAACGCGGTATAAGTCCAGCTCATCTGGATCATATGCCATGTCCATAAGGAAGCTTTGCACAATTTGCTTTAACTCTTCTCCATCTTTCGAGGGAAGATCACCACTCATCGTGGCTGCCCAGAGTGGATCGTACATATAAATGCCACCCATAATACGGGCTAGCAACTCGTCACAAGCAGTGCCGATTATGGGAATGACTAGATTTGCTGCGCCAGGCCACGGCCAATCAGCAGATTGATTCTTTGGCCGAGCTTTATACAAGCGCACATACTCTGGCAGTTTCTCCGTGCGAAATGTCTGGAGCCGCCGGTCAAGATGCTCAACTTTTTCCTTGATGAACTCGCACAGCTTTTTGTAGTTGTCCGGTCCAAACTCTTTCTCGGTAACTTCTGTAGGTGGCTGATATGGCATTAGAGGGCACTCGAAATGATTGTAGCATTTGTTCCAGCAACCATATTAGCTAAAGCCACTGGATCGGCCACTGTCTTTGTAACGTTAGAGGTGATTGTTTCCGTGGCACTCGTGCTTCCAGGCACCTGCGGCGCCGAGAGAGTGTACTGAAACTGTGGCATCGGCATTTGCGCACTGAAAGTCTTAAAGTCCGCTGTTAACAAGTTTACAAACTTATAGAAAAACTGGTACACTACATTTCCATTTGGTGCAGGTAAAGCCTGCACCAAAGCCGATGCAGCTTGATTGGCAATGTAGAATAACATAAGTTGCTGCGGATCAATTGTCATGCTTGCTCCTAACTACGTTGATGTGCCTGAGCGCCATGATCGTAGAGAGCTTTTGCCGTGGCATAACCACTCTGAAAAGCACTTATCTTTCCAAGCTCCACTGAGTGAGCATTCAGTTCTTTTGAGTGATCCTCTAGCTGAATGTCATGCTCATCCAATCGCTTTGAGTGAGTTGACTGGTTCGAATACAAAACCCCAGCAAAAAAGATACAAGTAACAATACTTACAATTGTTGGTCCCCAGGCTGCCCAATCCATGCTGTCTCCTAAGCTACCGCAGAAGCTACGCGGCGACGATATTGCGCCATTTGTTTAGCAAGAAATTCATTGATCTTTTCTTCAGAGACTGTATCAAACTTCCATACCTGCGGCCCGTAGGAGAGAACATCTAGAAGATCAATCAAACCTTTGCGCTGGCCGTACTGCTCTGCTTCTTCTTTGGTTTCGATGCAATTGTTAGCATCAAGCCAGAGTTCGTGGCGCTCGACAATTGGAATGAAGTTCTCAATGCGCTCAGCTTTGGCATTTGCATTCTGTGGAGTTTTCAAAGGCAGAAACTGAATTCCAGCAATCTCTGGGTGAGTATGCTTGTGCTCTTCTACGAAGTAGTTCAGATGATAGAGGAGGAACTTTTGTGCGGCGACTGCTTCCACATAGACGACGCGAAGCTTCCACTTGATTGCAAAGAAGAAAATCTTTTTTACAAACTCATCAATCGGAGCGGCTTTTGCCCATTGATCGAGGAGATAGATTCTACGGGGACTGCGACTTATACCAGTCACAGCGATAGCGTGGCGGCAGCGTCCATCCTTACCGACCTCTTGGCCCATGTGTGCACCGCCGTGGTTTGGATCAACAACCATGTAACGGTCAAGGTTTCGTGGGAAGATGTCTTTTTCTACATCGCCGGCGGCAACATGGTGTCGCACCACGATACGATATTGCTGAGGTTGCGTAGTTTCGAAGAGCCGAGACATTGTCTCAGATTCTTTTGGTATAGCCAGAGCACCAGTTACCTTCTCGAAATGGAAGTAGCGAAAATCCGCCATGTTAAACTTAGCCTTAGACGGATCAATAGGATAATTAAGAAACTGACAGGAGAAGTGATAGCTACCCAAACGACGCTTCCAGCGAAGGAGTTTTTCTCTTGTGAAAGCTTCCGGAAAAATCGGCTGGCCAAAAGAGTGCAAAGCACAGCAGCCACCAAGAGCACTATGCGTAGTCCAACTGAAGTATGGCTCTTCTTGGCGAATGTGCGAGTTGAGATCATCATGACTCCAGCGATTTCCTACTACTATCTCATCAAAGTCTCTACCAGGATTATTCGGGTCATTGTCTGTTGCGCCTACGAGGATTTGGTGGTAGTCAATGGTATCAGCCATGACAATCGAACTCTTACGGGCTTCTCTTCCAACAAGATCATCCTGTACGACGACGTTGTAGTGCCGCGACTGAAGAGCAGCACCGACACCAATGAAGTCAAAGGTTCCTTCACCTTGACCACGGCCAATGGGAGTGCGCCGCTGATGGAGAGACTCATTTGTCCACGTCTCCTTTTCTGTTGGCATAATCTCAGGAAAGAGATGGCGAAAGAAGGCGTTGTTCTCGTAATGGTTTGAGATACGGATGCCGAGCTTAATGGCGTTCTTGATGGTTTCTGAGACAAGTAGAATGCGAATGTCTTGTGAATGTGTACGGCGCATCCACTCAATATAGAGGTCGGTGTAGCCAACACTGGTAAAGAAGTCTTCCTCACGGTGGCCGAAGGGCAAAGCGCGCCAGATTGGAAAGCACTCAGAGTATACTGTGGACTTGAAGTGATCGCGCGGTATCTCAATGCCTTCTTTGAGGCCATCCTTCATGACCGTGAGACACATTTGATAATGCAGATTGTGAGCTTTATCCGGATTCTTTGAAAATCGGTCCTTGCCCATTACGATAGTGCTGAAATAGTACAAGTCCATCAAAGAATTCGCACGATAGATTTGCTTTTTCTCTGTCGGAGATTTTGCAATTTCTGTAGGTATGAGATTATATCCGAGAACTGTAGACCGCGGCACAAAGGTATCTCCGATCTCTCCTACCTCAAGAGACCGGAGTATATCCCGCACACGTTGGTTTGTTTCTCGTTCGCTCAAGCAGAAACCGCTTTCTTAGAGAGCTGAAGAGGTAATAGGTGTAGACACAGTGGAAGCAGAGACTTTATTTGCTACTGTCGATGCTGCTGTTCCTGTGGTGGTTGATGCCGGAATCGCATTCAGCGTTGCTACTACAGCATTTGCCCAAGCTGTCACATTGGCAGGCGTAGCAGAAATGCCGGCTGATTTTGCATAATCAGCATAATCAGATTCAATTGAGGCCACAACCAAGGCCAGTTTCTGTGCGCCGCTACCGCTTTGTGCACCTGCAGCGATTGCAGCATTCTCTGCATTGATAGCAGCGGTGACAGTGAGGTTATACAGTGAGGCGATACCAGGAAAAGCCACGTCTACAATTGGCTCTGCAACCTGAGCTACCTTGGTGGCTCCTGTGAAGAACACCTCGAAAGCATGTCCAACTTCTGAGAGAATCGTGTTAATGTTTGCCATCTCTACTCCTTGCGCAAACGCTATGGGGTTTGCAGTCGGTGAGTCCTGCGTTAGAACTGAATTGCGCGGTATTAGGGTATGTCTGTTGTCATTACTTCAGCCCAGTATGGCCACTCAAAACAATGAGAACCAAAAACCGGACTGAAAACATCACGTCGATGTTTCATCGAAAGGCCCATTCTTAATTCACTGGTCCTTCCATAGAAAGTGCTTCTAGCATCGCTGCTTCGGCTTCTAGCTTATCGAGAGCTGATTGTTGATCTACCTGTGAGAGCGTGTGGGAGTTTGAGAACTCGTTGTTTACTTCTACTGCGGCGGCCGCATGGATTGGCGTAGCAGGTGCTGCGATGCCACGAATGGTGTTAATGATACTACGAGAAGCTTCGTCCATCCGCTCAAAATCAAACGCATCAACAGGCTTGATCTCTGCACGAGATACCTTGGCGAATGTTCCTTCGCGATCCATGATATCACGAGCAACATCAACCTGATGCTTACGCTCTGTGATTGTGGTTGCTTTCGCGTTGAGTTCATTCGCCAAAACTTGAAAAGCCGATGGGAGAAGTTGTGCTAGCATCTCCTTACGCTGGCTTTTTATGAGATCAAGCTGTGATTCGGCATCTATGATGATGCCGTGGGTGATTTGCATTCGGACTTTGAGATAGTCGGGAGAGGATTTTATGCTTTGGAGTCGCCGCAGAGAGATTGTAAGCATTGCGGCGGCAGCAATCTCGGGAATGCCAGCATTTTCCAGACGCGCCATAGTTTCGAGGCGCTTTAGAGTACGAAAGTGATGTTTAGCATCTGGCTTCCGTGCGAGCCTGTTTGTGGATGAGAGTGCGCCGCCATAGTGTAAGGTGGTCGTTGTTGAGGAAACTGGACCGGCCGGCGCCGCCGCAGACACAGTAGATGCGCTGCTCGTGGTAGCTGAGGCACTTACGGCGGCCGCGCCGCTGGCTTTTGAGAAGTTTAGTTTACTTACAAGCGTCATCTAAATATCATCCTTTTGTGCCACCGCCAGCGCGGCGCTAGCGCCTCCGGCGCTTCTCGCAGACCCAAAGGGCGACGGAGCCGCCGCTGTGAGCACGCCTGGCTGATTCTCAAAGTACCGTCTCAGCATACGCCGAAGCGGACTTCTATCAGTACGCTCGGAGCATGTATACACTTCTGCTGCGACGCCGCTGTTGGGATTGCTCATGCTTCAAGGTTACACCTACTGCACGGCGCTGTCAAGCTCGAAAGTGGTATTTTCAAGGCCAAAATTACCTACTCTGTGGCAGCATACACCCACCGGCCACCGGTCCCGGCGCTCCGCCACTACTGCTGCTGTAGCCGTTGCTTGCTGCTACCGCTGCTTCGCCGCCGCTACCGCTGCTGCCGCTTGCTGCTGCTCAGCACCTTGAGAATATTCTTATAATGTACATTGCTATTTTCAAAAAAGTTGAAAAAATTAGTAGCGGTGTCCCCCTCGTTTTCTATTCGCGTTTGAGATTTTTTAGGCGGAGCCTGTATAGACAACTAGAGGGATGGACAACTAGGGCACAAGCGTTATAGCATAGGCGGCTTGCGGCTGTCAAGTAGCATAGGCGTTAATAGCAAAGTAGTACATTCAAGAAAGCATAACAGGGACTATGAAAGAGTGTAGAGTGCAAGTTGTTGATAGCATTGGAGTTAGCATGAGCAAGCGTACAGATGTGCGTAGGCGCATATGTTATTGCGTAGGCGCGCCTGTGAATAAGCTGTGCATAACCTAAGCGGCTGTTGATTCTAAAAGACTTAGGGCGGCCATGCCGCCGCGCGGAGTTTGGCACGTTAATTGCTATATATAGGATGTAAGGCCAAGGCCATACGGAACACACAGAGAACCTGAGTATTTGACAATTGATTCACAAGTGTAGAGTATGGCAGGGTTAGCAGTATCGCTTAGGCCGTCAGAGCTACACGCACAGTGAGTAACCCTGTGCAAGCTGTATTCAGTGTATGGCTTGCACAGGGTTAACCCTGTAAAGGAGAAACATCCAATGAGTAACAACACAATCGCCGATCAATTGAGCAACACAGCCGTAACAGCAACAGCAACAGCGGTCAAGGCTCCAACCGCGCCGGTAACACCAGCAACGTTTAATCCTATGGACACACTGAGTGAGCGGCAGCGTATAGCGCTCGCGGGCAAGTGGGCAGCAATGAAGGAATCAGAACGTGACCTTTACGCTGAGCATATTGCCACCGGCATTACAGACAGCGCTACGCTGTACTGCATTGCCACAATCACCACTGAAGCAAACAATCGGATTTTCAGCGAGAGTCGCCCGATATACCTTGCGACGTTGCTGCAATGGTATCTGGCACTCACGTCCACCGAGGATGCAATTAAGAAGTTTGCACAGCAACAACTTCAGAAGCTAGGAGACGAGACAAGTGGTTCACAGCAACTAACGCTGCTTTCCGCCGTAAAAAGCCGCCTTCTGGAGAAACGTACATTCCTGCCAGAAGCAACAGACAAGGCATTCCGCGCGCTGTGCAGGTTCTACGGGTTTGATGCAAACATGGTGAAGTAAGCGGCTCCGCCGCGAAGCGCCAAAGCAGCATAGAGCAGCATTCTTGCTCTATGCTGCTTTTGCACGTTTGTTTCTTGGCGTGCAGTGCTATTTGTGGACTCTCTCTAGGACACTTCTCTCTCTCGGCGGAGGCATGGGGCCTGGGAAGAGCTAGCCCTTGGGGATGCGCTTTGTTTTCAGACACTTACGGGTTGGTTAGGTAGTGCTATGCAAGTGACAACGCCCCCGGAGGCAAGGCTTCGCGCCGCGAGGCAGGCCACTCATGCACGTCCAAAGAACATGCTTTCACGTAGCGCGAGCGAAGCTTGTAGTAGTATATTTTTATATATAATTCTCTCTTTGTTGTGTTGTTGATTAAAATATATATAATCTTATGAAGGGTGCGTATGTACCGAGAAGTGAAGAAAGTTATGCTTTGGATGTGCAAGGGCGGCGGCACAGTCGCAGGCAGGCGCCCGGCACGGTGGGTGGTGACATTTGGGTATGACTACCCAACCATGCCGTAAGTCGTTGAAAACATGCGACATGTCGCAAGGCTGAAGCTTGACAGGCCCCATGCCTAGGTGTATCATATCCCTAGTGACCAAAAGAAGGGCGAGAAAACAATGAGTTTTGGAAAAGCAATACAAAACACAAATGCAACGGCGCTAGGTGAGTTTTCTCTAGCGTCGATTGAATTTAGAGCAGCATGTAAGAGATTTACAAACATACGTTTGATGATGGATAGACCAGATGCATCAGATGCTGAGCTAGCAACGTATGATCGTGCACGTAGGGTATACAAGGTAGCATGTAAAGTCTACAATGCGGCGCGAGGAAAGTATATCTCTGCGATTCGACAGGTAACAATTGAGGCTCCGAATCCAACAAATGAAGAACTGTACTTGTTGGCTTCAGAGACAAATCGGCAGTCGTTAGCAGAAGCAGCTAAAACAGCTCTCATTGCTGATAGCATCACCAAAGAAGAATGGGAAGAAGCAGAGAAATTCAAGCGTGAGCGCGAAGAACGTGCAAGCGCAAAACGAGAGTTTCTCGCCAACTCAGAAGATCCTACGTTTGGAGATTTTGAACCTTTAGGAGACAGCTGATGCAGAATCAAAAAAGGTGCTTGTGTGGTATCAATCAGCATTCTTTAGCAACCGGCAGACTTGCTCTGCCATAGCCGCTCGGATATTAGAGCCGGATAAAGACCTGATCTTTGCAGTGTGGTCACACCTCGCGAAGATTGACCGGATGAGCGGCTATGGGAGCGCAAGATGCTCCAGATTCGAGGAATCAATGACAATTGTGAAGCTGAAAACCACGCCTGAGACGCACAAGAGGCTGCACGAGTTTGGCACCACAATCGTGCAGCTTCTGCTCGATGAGCTTGAGCAGATGCAAATCAAGGAAGATGCGCTGTTAGAGACGCTGAAATCCGTAGCAAACTGCATAAACGAGCGCGAGGATGTTCGGCTTGCCGATAAACTCATCCGCGAAATTGAGGAATCACGATGATGCTTTATAGCTTTGTACTATATCTGCTTCTCACATTCACCGGCGGCGGCGTAGCCGCAGGCGGGCACTTGAATCGGTTACAGCATCTTCCACGGCCGATTGCACATCCAATTGTGTCGGTGGGGCAGCGGTAACCAACAGCCGACGACAACAGCAACAATCAGCGTAGCTGCTGGTACGTACGCGAGAGCTTTTTATGCTCTCTAGGAAGCATCGGTAAGCCATAGCTTACTGCGCTAGTATTGAGGATATAAAGTTCCAATGCGCTATCCTTCGATGCTTCCTAGAGAGTGTAAGCAGCAAAATTAACACTCTATAAGGAGAACACACAATGGCCAGATGGTTGTACAAATTGACAGACCAGAATGGGAATACCTTTGGTGACACCCACTGGGAAGAAGGAACCAAACACTCAATCGAACCAGAGCTTAGAGATACCTCTAAACCTCTTTGCACCAAGCATTATCTTCATGCTTACGAAAACCCTTTTGTAGCTGTGTTCAGAAATTCAGCAGATGCAAATATCAAGGACCCAATTCTATGGCGTGCGTCTGGTTGGGTATCGAAACGCGCAGGGCAACTCAAATGCGGGTGCTTCTCTCTGATAACGCATGAGAAGCTTGAACTTCCAATACTCACAGTTGAACAGAGAATCGCAATAGCGATCTATTGTGCCTTGGAAACTTACCTAGAGCAGGAGTTTGTTAGCTGGGCTAAGAGATGGTTAAGTGGCGAAGACAGAACTGCTGATGCTGCTGATGCTGCTGCTTATGCTGCTTATACTGCTGCTGCTGCTGCTGCTGATGCTGCTGATGCTTATGCTGCTTATACTGCTGCTGATATTGCTGCTGGTGCTGCTGATGCTGCTGCTTATGCTGCTTATGCTGCTTCTGCTGCTACTTATGCTGCTGATGCTAATGCTGCTTATGCTGCTTATACTACTTATGCTGTTGCTACTGCTGCTTGTGCTGCTTATGCTGCTTCTCTCGACCTTATCAAAATCATCAACAAAGTCCTAAAGACGAAAAACCTCTCTTTTTGTAAGGAGAACACATAATGCCGACACCGGGATATAGTTTCCTTGAAGACTCAGACCTACACCAGCGACGGAATGAGTTTTGCACTCTCACCTCGCTGTCAGCAAGAAACGAGGAGCTTCTAGACATGCTTCTTCAGCTAGTGTATGTTTGCGGACAAGCAAAAGCAATCACAACACTCAGAAAGGATTTCGCACAATATGAATAACTCAGCTTCCCCAGAACCTCTCGCTAACTCCGCAATGCCATACACCGCAGGAGTACGAAAGCGCGCTTCGAGCTTAGCTCTTCTACGACCGCTTTCTTTGGAGCACCGCAATGCCTACATCGAAAGCATTCACGGAAACCTTATCCGGCGGTATGCTAAAACCTCCAAGCGCGCACGAAAACAAGCTGCTGTCGCAGCGCGAAAGGCGGCATAGCATGTTCCATCTCGATGAGGACACAATCGAGGAGCTGCAAGACTTCGCAATCGGCGCAGTGGCAATTGCGTGCAGTTTTATTGTGGGGCTGCTGCTTCTCGTAATGTTCTAGCCGGCGGCTTCACCGTCACCAAAGGTTTATAAAAGGAACCGCGGAGCCATACACGTTACGTACTTCCTACAACTCCGTGGTTCCTATATAACCTTTGCACGCGGCGGTCTTGCCGCCGGCCTGTACACGAGTAGAGTCTTAGTATAGAGAACGCGGGTTCTTTTAGCTGCTGTTAGATTGGTGACTGTGAAGGCAGTCTTAATGAGGAACGCCAATCAGCAGCAGCTAAAAGAACCAACGCTCTAACAGCAACACCATACAAGGAGAAACCAAAATGCAAGATGAGAAATCCACCTCCACCAGAGGGCCTGAAAACATGCCAACAATCGCAGAAGCTTTCAAGCCTTCAAGCTTTAACACACTCAACAGTAACGGTCGCATGATTCATGCGATGGATGACATTTCAAATGCAATGGTCGAGTATCTAGAAAAAAGCAAGTCTCTTCTCTCTGACGAGTCAAGCTTCGATAAGGAAGAAATTGCGAAAATCTACTATCTCACAGGAGTTGAGCATGCAACTTCAATCATTGTGCGATACATGCTCAGCGAGTTAGCCTCACCAAAAACCTGCAATCCGCTAGAACAACTCACCATAGCCACACCTTCCGAAAATCGTTTCGTAAACGCTGGTATCGTAGCGTTGAATGCGCTTCTCACGTACCACAACGCTGCGCACTTATGCTTAGGCATTGGGACTAGCGAGGACTTTTTTGATTGGCCTGACGAGAAAGTAGTAGCCTTTCTTGAACAGCACTGTCACGCTACAGAGAATGTACTTGCTAAGCTATACA